CTTGAGAATATAATAAACCTTTAAGTTGAATTAATCCGTTTGTAGCTTGATTGCAAGAACAAAGTAAAAAAGCTAAACTTTTATTATGCCAAGTTCTTTATGATTCAACATTATCAAAGAGTTTTACAAAGATGTTAGAAAACTTAATGACATATTGACCTACTTTATATTGAGAAGTTATTGAAAAAATAATTGATTGAAAAACTTTAAAAAGTGTAAAATATGCAAGTATACAAGTTAAAGGTAAAGAAATAACTGAAAAAAAGAAAAATAACTTTACAGAAATTATAAATTATGAGGATAGTCCTTGAAATTATTGATATTTTGAATTTAATGATACAGTATTTAAAACAAAGGATTTAGAACCAGTTGAATTATCAGTTTATATTGAAACACCTACAACAAAAACATTACTTGATGCAATGAGAAAAGAAGAGTTTAATAACTATCTTAAAAACTTGCAAACATTTACAATGTTATATCCTTGACAACCTCTTCCTATATCTCAACAAGAATTATATGAAATGATGAGTGAAGTATATGGATTTGATGTTGATGAAATTCAAATGAGAACTGAAACTGATAAAATAAGAAAAGAAAGTGCAGATATATTAAAAACACTTGCTGATTTAAATCCAGCAACTTTACAATCTAACATTGAAGCAAATGAAACTACTTGACAAGTGTCTTGAAATGAGATGATACAAACTAGTAAAACTTGAAACACTTGAGTATTATCAAATCCAAATAAATGAGTATGACAAATGCAAGGTTAAAAAATGAGCTTTAGAAGCATTTTTACAACAGTCAGAAGATGAAACTAAGGAAATGGAAAAACAAATTGAAGAATTAGAAGAAAATCTTGAAAAGTCTAATAAAGAAAATGAATTAAATAAAAAATTTATTGACAAAATGACACAGTTAGATAAAATAATTAAGATAGATAAAGAAGATTTAGAGGATTTTGACAAGACACAAATAAAGATACTTATAAATCTTATAAGTAATATAGAAAAACAAATAATAGAAGAAAGTTTAACTATAAGAGTTGTAGAATGAATAGCTCATAGAGATTGAGCAATAAGAAGTTTAAAGATTTTAAAAAGTACATTACAAAAGCTATTAAAATAATTTTATATCTGAGGGGATATAAAGTTAGCTTTTTACAAATAATAATAATACCCTCTTATTATTTGTAAAAAGTTACCTTTATGTGTAACTTTTAATGTATAACCTATAAAATATGTTAGACCCTCAAGAAGACAAGTCTGATTTAGGTGAAAACCAAGATTTAGAAATTGGTTCAGATGAATTAACTGCTGTAAAAGCACAACTTTCAGCTTCAAGCTCAGAGTCAAAACTTCTTAATGAAGTAAATAAAGTAATTTTATCACCTGATTTTAATTATTTCAGTGAATTATCTGAAAAAGATGAAAGAATGGCAGACAAAGTTATTGAAAAAATTGCTAAATTAAAAGGTATGGATGAAGAGGAAGTAAGAAAACTGTTAATACCAGTGAATGAATCCAAAGAAATCGATGTTAATGCAGAAGTAAGAAAAGCTATTGCAAAAGAAAAAGGAGAACAAACTTTGCAAGACTTTATAAAAGAAACTGGATTAGACAAAGATAAAGATTTGAGTGAAGAATTTTTATCAAACTTTTATGATTATATGGAATGAAAGAAATATACTGTTGATAATGTAAAGAAATTTACAAAATCAGCTTATAGAGACTTGAATGAAGATAAAGTAAAATCATTTGAAAAAAAGAAAAAGAATATTGAAGCTCAAATTAGTTCAGGTTGAAATTCTAAACAAACTGAAACAAAAAAGGAATGAAGAACTATGCTTAAAAGCAATAGTACTAAAGACTGGTAGAATATATCTTAACTAAACAAAATATGTTTAAAGCAATTAAAGAAGATTGTGCATTACATTATCCAAAAATGGCTGCATCAATTACAATAACAAAATGAGATGCATTATGGGATGATACAAATGGATTATTAACTAATGCAAGTCCAACAGCTGTAACTGAAGTATTATATGTTGCTGCTGAAACTAAAACTACATGATCAGCACAAAATCCAACTATTGGATGTCATTCAGCATTTGAAACTGAATACATAGTTGATACAGATGCAAATCCTGCACAAACTGATGTATTTACTAAATGTGATTTAGCAACTGCATCTACTGTTAACCCTGATGCATCATCAAATGATGTATTCCTTATAACTTGAATTGTATGAGCAGTAGCTAACAAGAAAGTAAAAGGAAGATTTGTACAAAAAATAGCTTAATTCTTAAATAAAATAATATGACAATTAAAGTATCAGACTTTGAAAAATTAACTGACGACCTTGAGTCAATTTTTAATGAAATCAAAGTAATAAATCAAGCACAAGACATTAGAAAATGTTTTGGTACTGAAAATATGGATAGAAGAACTCATGAACATTTAGTAATTAATCCTCAAGCTTCAGTATGAGCTGTTGGAGATGGTGAAGAATATCCTGAAGCAGATTTAACTGAATGAGATTCAATTATCTATACAGCTAAAAAATACGGTTGAATAGTTAAAGTAACTGAAGAAATGAGAGAAGATGATTTACATAATCAAATTGAAAGTGTAGCAAAATCTCAATTCTCTACATTATATAGAAAAATCTACCAAGATATGTCTGATATACTTAAAAATGGTTACTCTACATCTTACACTAATACTTTTGGTGAAGTAACTTCTTCAGTTTGACCAGATTGATTATCATTATTTTCTGCTTCTCATACTGCTTGAGGTGTAGTTGGATATACTTATTCAAATATAATGACTACTTCTGCTTGAGTTGCTAATCCTTCTCTAAGTTATGAAAATGTTGAATACAATATTAATTCTATGCTTTTATATACTGCTGCAGATGGAACAGTTGCACCTATTCAAACTAAAAAATTAGTTGTATCACCAAAATTAAAAGGTTTGGCTGAAAGAATACTTTACTCTACTCTTTCACAAGGAACTGCAAACAATGATAAAAATACTATTTCAGGTATTGAATTAATTGTTGTTCCTCAATTAGGAAATTCTGATATGTGGTTCTTATTATGAGAATGATATGAAGAAACTCTTAAAATGTTATTTAGAGTTAAACCTCAAATGGTTGCACCAGATGCAGTATACTCTACTTGAGATTGGAAATATAAAGTTAGAACTAGATATGTATTAGGTATTGGTTACCAAGCATATATTAGAGGTTCTAATGGTACAAATTCATAATTCGTAACTTAAAAAAACTATGTGAGTAACAAACTTTGACATTGTTGAATGTGATGAATTAAGAACAGATAATGTAGTATTATGAGCTGGATCAGTATGAACTACTGAAATAGCTAATGCTGCAATTACTAAATCAAAACTAAGTTACGAATTAATGACTGTACAAATCACTCGAGCTACTTCTTGAACTGCTACGGTAGTTACTTGAGGACAAATCTTAGGTTGGTATGTTACAGCTATTACTTCAACTGCTTTTGTTAAAACAGTTGATATATCATCAACTACCCTTACTGTTACATTATCAGCTTCTGATACTGCTACAGTAAAAGTAATGGTTCTTAAAGCATAATAGATTTAAACTACCTCCCTATATGGGAGGTAGGAATAAGTTTATTATTTAATTATAAAACTATGTGAGCACCAAATTGGGGAAGATTATTTGCTGAATGAAGATGTAAGGCTATTTGAGTTCCTTTTTCAGATAAAGAATGGGAAGCAATAAAAACTTGAGTAAATCCAAAATCAATACAAACTTGAGAAATTAAGATTGATGAAGTAATTGAAGTAAAAGAAACAACAAAAGAAACAACAAAAGAAACTTCTGATGATAAAGAAATGAAAAAACAATTAAGACAAACTTTAAGAGATAGAGGAATTTCATTTACAAATTTTGAGAGTGTAGAAAAATTACAAGAAAAATTACAAGCTAACTTATAATCTATGACATCAAATACACAAATACTTGAAGAACAACCAGCTTGAACTATTAACTGAATAAATACTGTATTTACAATAACAAAAGAACCCGTTTTAAATGGGCTTTTCTTATATTTAAATTGAGTTGCTCAAACAAGTTGATATGATTATACTTTAGTTGGTACTACAATAACTTTTGCTTCTGCTCCAACAACTGGAGACATTATTTTAGCAAAGATAATTACAACAATAGAAATAACTCCAACTTGATGAAGTTTGACACTTTCTGATATTACAGATAGAATTTATAAAAAAATGTGAATTAAATCAGATTCAACTATTTTTGACCGTTCTACAATAGTTATACCAAAACTTAACTTATTTATAAGTGATATATGTGCTGGACAAGTAACTAATATTTTAAATCCTACAGTTACATATAAAGCTTGATTTTTAAGATTTTTAGCAAAGAAATATTTTTTTAAAACTGTAAGTCCTGTAAAATTAACTGCTTCAACATCATGATGAACTGTTAGTTTTGATACTACAAACTTTGCAACAAGTTGAGCAGTTATTATAAACGGTAATATAATAAAATATACAGGTAAGACTGCAACAACAATAATTTAAATAACTTGATTATC